TCAAAATAGAAACTTTTTGGATGCATTGTCTACCCGTGCAGCTGCTAATAACAACGTATCATTCAGTTTGAGCGATATGGTAGGTCACCCATCGGCATCAGCTGCTGATTTTGGTGGATCTTCTACATTCGCAACAACTGCAAGTAACTTAGCTTTAGGAACCTCAAACGTTGCTCAGCATAAGTTCTTTGTACCTTTCCAAGGTGGATTTGATGGTGCTAACCCAGCTATAGAGAAGAAAACAGGATCTGATATTTCTGCTACTAACCAGCAGGGATTTGATTGTTCTACTTCTACAGCTAGTGGATCAGTTGCTTATAAGCGAGCTATGAATGCAGTTAGTAACCAGGATGAATTTGACATTAACATGTTAGCGACACCTGGTCTTATTTATACGCTACATCCAAACCCAATTAACCATGGTATTCAGATGGTTGAAGATAGAGGAGATGCTTTCTTCGTATTCGATCCTTCTGCTTATGCTGATGGAATAAGTGCTACAACAAGTGCAGTTGCTACAACAGATACCAACTACGCTGCAGCATATTATCCATGGGTTAAAGTGTTAGATGATAGCCTTAATCTACCAACTTGGGTACCACCTTCAGTGGTAATACCTGGAGTTTATTCACAAAACGATAGAGTAGCACATGAGTGGTTTGCACCAGCTGGTCTTAATCGTGGTGGATTGACAAATGTAATTGAAGCCAAGACAAGGTTGACTCACGCAGAACGTGATCTTCTTTACGAAGATAGAGTTAATCCTATTGCTTCATTCCCAGGTCAAGGAGTCGTTGTATTCGGTCAGAAAACATTGCAGGCAAAGCCTTCAGCGTTAGATCGAATCAATGTACGTAGATTGTTAATTAGAATCAAGAAGTTCATCGCGAGTTCTTCACGCTACTTGATATTTGAAAATAATACAGTAGCTACTAGAAATCGTTTCTTGAACATCGTTAATCCTTACTTAGAATCAGTACAAGCAAATTCAGGCTTGACTGCTTTCAGAGTTGTTATGGACGATTCTAATAATACACCTGATGTGATCGATCGTAACCAGTTAGTTGGACAAATATTTGTTCAGCCTGCTAGAGCGGTTGAGTTCATCGTACTCGACTTCGTAGTACAACCTACTGGAGCTAGCTTCCCAAGCTAATTCAAATTAGGTATATAATGAAAAAGCCCAGTTTAATACGCTGGGCTTTTTTGTTTTATATGCTATTTTTTTGATTAAAACGATATTTATAATCGAATATAAAAATTCTTATTTAGGAGAAATAGAATGCCACAATTGATCGATCCGAACGATATAATGTTCACACAATTTGAACCTAAAGTCCAAAATAGGTTCATCATGTATGTTGAAGGTATTCCTGCATATACCATTAAAGCTGCATCTCGTCCAAGCATTGAGTTTGAAGAAGTTGCTTTAGATCACATAAACGTTAAAAGATATGTGAAGGGTAAAGGGGAATGGCAAACATTAGACATAACACTTTATGACCCAGTTGTTCCTTCAGCTGCACAAGCAGTAATGGAATGGGTAAGACTATCACACGAATCCGTAACAGGTAGAGACGGATACTCAGATTTTTACAAGAAGAATGTAACATTTAATCTACTAGGTCCAGTTGGAGACATCGTCGAAGAATGGCAATTAGTAGGTGCTTATATACAGTCAGCTACATTTGGTGATTTAGATTGGAGTACAACAGATCCAGTAGAAATCACATGTACACTTAGATACGACTACGCAATACTACAGTTCTAATTTAGACTACTAAAAATATCGGTAGTGATTAGAAGTTGTGGCATTCTTCAAATGACTACCTGCTAGAATAATTGCGTTTTATTCGTGTTACTGCATATATATTACTAAAGGTTAATGTTAAGGAGTTATAATGCCTGAAAATAGTAAACAGCAAGTTGCGCCCAAGAAGGAGTCTACGTCGACTCATCAGAAGCAACCACAACAACCTAAATTTCCTAGTGAGATCATAGATCTCCCAACTAAGGGACTAATGTATCCAGAAGGACATCCTCTTTCAAAGGGTACAATAGAAATAAAGTATATGACAGCTAGGGAAGAAGACATTCTTACGTCTGCTAATCTAATCAAGAAAGGTGTAGTAATAGATGAACTACTAAAATCTATGATTATTTCCGATGTAAACTACGATGACCTGTATATTGGGGACAAAAATGCAGTAATGTTATCAGCTAGGGTACTGGGCTACGGTAAAGATTATGTCACAGATGTTGATTGTCCGGAGTGTGGTAATACAGAAAAAGATTGTTCTTTTGATTTGACGTCGTTTGAGTATAAGGAAATTGATGAAGGGTACTTGAATAGAGATAACAAGTATGAATTTACGCTTCCAAACTCCAACAGAAAAGTAGAATTTAGATTCATAACACACAAAGATGAAAAAGCTATTGATAAAGAAGTAACTAGATTGGCAAAAATATCAGGTGGAATTAGTCCTGAAATGACAACTAGACTTCGCTATCAGATTGTATCGGTAGACGGAGATGATTCTACAGAGACAGTTGCTAACTTTATCAAGAATGAATTATTCGCTATAGACTCTAGAGCTTTAAGAGATCACATGATAGAGAAGATGCCAGATGTTGACTTTACAACATATTATGGATGTCCTTCTTGTGGGGAAAATTCTGAAATGGATCTTCCTATATCAACAAATTTCTTCTGGCCTTCCCGATAGCCCCGGAATATAAGCCCAACGTCCACGAATCCATATTCCAACTTTGTTACTTCAGTGAAGGAGCATTCTCGTTTTCTGAAGTATACGATATGCCTATCTATCTGCGTAGATTTTACACTAACGAACTAGTGAAGCAAAAAGAAAATGAACAGAAACAGATGGATAAAGCTTCGAAAAAAACAACTAGTAGTGTCGCTAGACCGCCAACAAGACGCTAAACATAATTCCGTTTTTGCATATTTATACATGTATTAATACGTAAAATCCAAGGAGTTATCCATGTCACAATCTAAAAAACTCGTACGAGAATTTAAAGGAGCACTAACTGGTGCGTTAGCTGGTTTTATTTATCGCTCGTTGAGGGGCGAGAAGTCAAAGGCTAACAAGATAAAAAATCAAGCCAGTCAAATGGATCCATCGGTTGCTAAAGAGTTTGATAAACTTCAAAAATTAGTTGATAAGGGAGCAGCAGAAGCTGAGAAAACAATTTCTAAACTTCCAAAGGAAAAACGCGATCGAATTGAAAAATTAGCCAAAGCCTTTGAATCAAAACGCAGAATATAATTACTAGGAAACTAGTGTGCCTCAAATAAACAAAAACGACATAAGTTTACAGCAGCAATATAATGAGTTAAAGAAAGAAGAAGCTCGATTAGTTAAAGAGATTCAAAACGATAACCTTAAAGATACTGCTAAAACTCGTGAGAGAACTCGCGATATAAAGGAATACCGTGTTAAATTAAAAGAAGTCCAAAAGCAAATGGATTCAATCGTATCGTCAACTGATGATATGGTTAAGGGTTTAGGTAAGTCTGTAAAGGAAGTTAGTAAAGTTGGTGCTGAAGCTGGAAATTTGGGTGGATTCTTTAAAGACATGGCAAAGGAAGCATCAAAAGCTGGTAAACAGTTTGCATTATTAGGTGATGAATTAGCCGATGCAATGATTTCTGGTGATAAGTCTAAGGTTAAACTTTTGAACAAAGTCTTTGAAGGTGAAGACAAAATAATGGATGTTATGAAATCTAAGTCTGCTTTTATGAACGCCGATTTAGATACGATGCTTGAACAAGCTAAGACGAACTTAGAAAATGGAAAGTTAACAAAGAATTTAAGTAGAAACGCTAAAAATTTATTAAAACAACAAGTTCAACAGTTAAAAACTATGAAAGCTCAGCAATCCATATCTAAGAAGTTAGCGGATAATTATGGAGATGTGTCGGGATTTGTAGACAAGATTAAAGATGGGTTCGAAATGCTGAAAGCCAGTCCGCTTGCTGCCGTTATTATAGGTGTTTTGGGTGTCATGGAAAAAATGGTTGGAAAGGTTGAAGCTGCAGCGAAGGCGATGAATGCAGAGGTTGGTATTGGACTTGTAAATTCTGTTAAGGAAGCTGGTAAACAGATGGCTGCAATGCCTGCTTCAAGTATTATGGAATCTATGGGTCTTGCACCACAGGTTGCAAAGAGAGCAAGAGAAGCAGCAACGATAGCAGCTGCTACAGGTGGTGATTTAGCCTTAATGCAAAATATGGCTATAGGAATTAATGAGGCTGTAGCAGAATTAGATTATGGAATAGCAGCTTCTCAAGTAGCAGAATTAGCAGATAATTTATTCGTTACTACAAACTTAACTAGGGAGCAAGCTTCAGCTGCACTTAATGCTACCGCAGAATTTGCTAGACAAAATAAGGTAGCACCTAAAAAGGTATTAGAAGATATGGCACAAAATGCTCAGGTGTTAGCAAAGTTTTCAGACGGTACAGCAGAAGGAATGGCAAGAGCAGCAGTTCAAGCAGCTAGACTTGGTTTAGAATTGAGTGCTGTTGGTCAAGTTATGGATGGATTGTTAAACTTAGAATCTTCCATAGCTTCTGAGTTTGAAGCATCGGTATTATTGGGTAAAGAATTAAATTTAGATAGAGCTCGTACATTAGCACTTAATAATGACATGGAAGGTGCTATGAAGGAGATTGTAAAACAGGTTGGAAGCGAAGCTGAATTCCAACAAATGAATGCTATTCAAAGGCAGTCTTTAGCTGACGCTGTTGGATTGTCCACTGATCAGTTAGCACAAATGATGAAGAAGGGTGGAAGAGCACAATTAGAAGGATCTGTTCCTGAAAAACAATTAAAAAATTTAGATGATCTACGAGTATCTGCTGGAATACAGGAGGGTTTCTTGAGTAGAATTGCAACCTTAGTCAGTGGTATCCTATCGTTTTTACTTGCTGGAAAAGGCTTGAGTTTATTGGGTGATATAGCATCTATGTTCCGTGGAAGAGGTAGAGGTTTCTTTAGGGATAGAGCAAGAAGAACTAGAGGCGGAAGATCTGTTTTTGATCGCGCAATGCAAATGAAAAAAAGTAGAGCAGCGAGAGCACCTAGAGGTCCTGGAATCATAGACAAGATGAAAGGTCGTGGTTCTAACTTGATGAAAAGACTTAGTCAAAGTAAGTTTGCAACAAAAGCTACTCAACTTGCAGGTAAGGGAACTCAACTTGCAGGTGGTGCTATACAATCTGTAAAGGGAGGTATTGGTGCAATAGGTGGTTCAGCATTCAAAATGTTAGGACGAGTAGCATTACCGTTAGCTGCAGCAGCAGATGCATTATTTTTGGGATCTGAGTTGACAAAGGAAAATGCAACTACAGAATCTAAAACAAAAGCTGTTGGAAGTGTTGCAGGTGGATGGGCAGGAGCTGCAGGAGGTGCTAAAGCTGGTGCACTTATTGGAGCTATGGCCGGTCCGTTAGGAGCAGCTGTCGGTGGAGTCTTAGGTGGTGCAGTTGGTTACGTAGCAGGTAGTAAATTTGGAGAAGCCATAGCCAATCCTATCAGAGGTACTGTTTCTGCAGGTATGGATTATCTTGGTCCTAAGATGGATCAAGCGATGAATAAGGCAAAAGAATTTGGAGTATCTTTAGGAAATGATATATCAAACATAAAGAGTAAAGCATCTGAGTTTGGTAGTAAAGTTGTAGAATTTGGAGGTACAGTAAAAGGCAAACTTTCTTCTGGACTTAATACGGCTAGAGGTAAAATAAACGAACTTTCTAGTGCTGTTGGTAAGAATTTAGTAGGAGCTGTTGGAAAAGCTAAAAGTAAAATTAGTAGTATGATGTCCAGCATAAAATCAAAGGCAGCAAGTTTAGCTAGTTCTGCTAAATCAACTGCATCTTCAGCTCTAAACGCTGCAGCTAATTTTATGGGATTCAAAGCAGCTGGAGGACCAGTATATAAGAGTGGAACATATATGGTCGGAGAAAGAGGGCCAG